CGCCCAGCCTTTCAATTACACCGATGCTATTGATGCCCTCCCCAATGCTATCCACGCTTTCGGTGGTCCCAACTCCACAGCCAACTCCGACAACAACACCAACCCGTTTATTAACCAACAGGGTTTGTTCCAAGATGCGGGTGCGATGGATGTGAACCATACCGGATACTGGACGACTGGTGGAAATGCCTTAGGCGGGGCGGAGGCAGGGGAGGAGAGCTTTGGCGATGTAAATCTGTTTGAGCCACAAGCGGGTTCGTCAGTGTCTGATGCCGGAACATTCGTTCTCACAGAGGGTTCTGTGGATATGCACTGTTGGGGCTTGAACCCTGTTGTCACTGCTAAGCTCCAGCTTAACGGACAGGACCGTTTCTCTGAGCGCGAGGGAACCTACTTCTCTTGGGTGCAGCCTTTCCAGGCCCACACTCGTTGCCCCGACGAAGGCATTAACGTGTACTCTTTTGCTCTCCGCCCCGAAGAGCACCAGCCCAGTGGCACATGCAACTTCTCACGTATTGATAACGCCACTCTCCAGCTTGTTCTCTCCAACGCCACCGTTGAGGGGACCAAGACTGCCAAGGTGCGTGTGTATGCTACCAACTACAACGTGTTAAGAATTATGTCTGGCATGGGCGGTCTCGCGTATAGCAATTAGAGAAACTGACATATAATATTTCAGTTAAAACAAATTTACAAATTTACAAATTTACAAATTTACAAATTTATATAAATTATAATTATTCATTTTACAATTTATATAAATTATAATATGAATGACCCGTGTCAGTGGACGCCGACCGAAAAGAAAAATGATACAAAAACATATTTATATTTATATTTATAAATATAATAGTATATATTATGGTAGCATTAACTTTTATAAATACAACATTAAAAACTAAATTTGAGGGAAAGTTTTTGTTAGATTCCACAGAGTATGAATATACATTGTATTTATTACCAATAATAAAAAAGAAAGAATACGATGAAATTGTTAATTATTTTGGAACACGAATCTTCAAAGGAGAACTCTGTTTGGATGTTGATGAAGATGCGATTAAAGACTATTTAGACAATGATGATGTCAGTGCATTCATAAAGGTTAACCCTGTTAATGATGATAATGTTGCATCCGGAACATTACAATTTTATAATTGGTGTAACACGTCTATTGATGTTTCTCCAAAATCGCAAAATATAGATGACACTGATGTTTGGATTAATGATGTATGTAGAGTTTCTAGTTCTGGAAATAGAGGAAATCCATTAAAGGCATTATTTTATTTTATGGAACAACTAGTCGTTCAAAATTTACAAAAAACTAATATTAAACTTTATATCGAAAATGAACCTCGTAACGTTGATGTTCTTAAACCTAAATATGAATCGCTTGGATTCATTAAAAATATTACTCAAAATCCTGAAATTTGTCCTAATTGGGAAGGAACTGACATAGTTATGGAAAAAACGGGATTAACTGAAGAACGTCGGGTTATTGATTTTGATTTTTTACATCCTATTACTATGAATACTGTGGCTAAGGGAATTACAAAGACAAAAAGAAATAAGAAAAATAAAAAATATAAACTAACAAAAAGAAATAAGAAAAATAAAAAATATAAACTAACAAAAAGAAATAAGAAAACTAAAAAATATAAACTAACAAAAAGAAATAAGAAATAAGAAATAAGAAATATGTATATCATTAATCATCGTTATCATCATCGTTATCATCATCGTTATCATCATCGTTATCATCATCGTTATCATCATCGTTATCATCATCGTTATCATCATCGGGTAATTCGGCATATTCAACCCCATTCCACTTTACATTTTTACAATTGAATAATTGATTCATATTTATAACCTCTGGTTTATCTTCAGACGCAATTTTGCTGAACAATGTGGTTATATGAGAATCATCTCTAAATCGTGCGCTATATTCCTGTTGAATATTGTTGCGTCCAATTCGCCCAAGAGCTTGAATAATTTTCTCTTGTGTTAATCCAAGATCCTTACTTAAATAGCCGTGGCAAAATTGATAATTTGTTCCATAAATGTAGTCGCTGTCTGCGATGATTAAATATAATTTTTGTTGATCAGCCATTTTTTTCATAATTTCGGTATATGCGCTACTTTTGTGTTCCGTGAATACACCGATACCCAATAGAAGCAAAATTTTCCAACTATCATTAACATCTTTTAATAGCATGATTGAAATAATGAATTCTTCATCAACATCGCTTGTAAATGCTCCTGTGGTATTTAGTTCTCCTGTCCACTTAGATAAATGACGGAGTCTGTTTGGTATAAACATATCATCCAGAGTAGCATTTTTGACCATAGTCTTAAGGGTAGATATATCCTCTCTCATTCTGACAATTTTTCTATCTTCAGATTTGTCAACAATTTTGTTGGCAATTTTTGATTTACCTTTCCCTGCTTTTTTGCCCTGTAACTTTTTGGCTTCTTTAGAGTTATCACTTGTTCCACTTGACATTTTGGACGCCAATCTGTTTTCCTCAAAAGTCAAGTCTTTTTCAATTTGGTCAATTTTTTCATTGATTTGATTATTATATTCAATCTTTTCCATAATATCTTTCATAACAACGGCAGGTATGTTTGCTTGTTGAATACTGAATTTTGCGATTTTCTCCAAATTATTTGCTATAAAGATTGTAGGTCCATCTGTTAACGTGTAAGAGTCCTTTGTGGTGATATATATGCCACAGCTGCCATTAGGTTCAACTGTTTTAGTAGATAATGGTAACTGAATACTGTTAAGACGTTCGAGTTTTCCTCCGCCTCCGGATGTTGAACTATTAGTACTAGATACAAAGGATCCTGTGCTGGTAGTTCTTGTAATAATTGTTCCCTTTGTATCGATAGTATTATTATTATGTATTCTTTGTTGTCGGTTCGATGTGAAGTGATTGAATATGGTGGTCCAATAACTGGGAATTATATTATTAAGAACCTTAAGATAATATATTTTAATACTTTTCATATCAATATCATTGACGGATGCGAAATTTCTATTAAATTTGGCAGACGGTCGGGTGTAGTTATTCGTTTCAACAAAGTAAATAAACTCACTTGCTTCTTTTAAATCAAAATATCTAAGTAATGTAAGATTTTCTTCACAGTGCGAAACAACTTCAATAATTTGGTTGTAATCTGTATGAAGATAATGAGGCATAACGACGAACCCATTGTTGTTAATGAGGGGGATTGTTTTGCGGCAATCGTGACTAACGATATTATTAATAATTGCATCGGGAAATTTCTCTTGAAAATCCGTAATAGTCTGGGTCAATTCATGCATTTTGGGCAAAGTTGCAGACGAAAGGACAACATTTGGAATAATATTTTCCTTCCAATTTTTCTTTATAATTTTATGCAATTCATGATTGTCATAATCCATTGTAATAGTTGGTTCGTCCCAATAAGTGATAATGTCTTGCGCCTCATTAAACGATAACATATAATACATAGACGCTAGATATGAACGAATGTCGCAAATTATGATTTCAACTTTATCACCAACGGTATTGTCTACTTTTCTTATTTGCCCACTGCGTCTATCTTTTGTATATTCTTTCGCAGCAAAGTAATGTAATCTAACATCTTCGGCTGCAGAACATCCGAACGCAAACGCAATTTTCTTATTGATTGAAATGGCCGAACGAGCTAGAGCTAATCCTACGTGTCTTGCAGCACATACAAATATAATTTTGTGTTTTTCTGAAAGCCCTAGAGGAGTTAATGTTTTACCTGTTCCAGTAGGAGCAATATAAAGAATTAGTTTAGGTTTTGTACTTCTGACTGCGGTATATATTTCTTTTTGATGTTCGTATAAATTCAAATCTCCAAATTTCAATAAATGTGAATTTTTTTCAATAAATTCTACAGAATTTTGACAAATATAAAGCAAATCAATCTCTTGCTCATAATTGTCTATAAATGCATGAATAACTCCTGTTAAATACGAATTAACATTTTCAACGTTATTTTGTAGTAGTTTATTGAGAGTGTAATAATGATACATCCATTTTTTATGATTATTTGATTTATTTAAAACCATTTGTATGAGATGATTGAATAGTACAAAATCGTAAATATATGTGGTATTTATATCAATGAATTCGGTATCAAGCTTGGAAAGGCGAATTTGGTCTCCGCTCTTAAGTCGAACAATAGACGATATATCAATATAATGAATTTTGTTGTCTAAGTCGGTTGTATTATTCGTTTTATTTCGCTTGATAGTATGATCAGTTGAAAACTTAATAAACGAAATGTTGTTTTCACGAACAATAGTTTTTATTTTATCAGCAAAGAATTTTACATAAAGGAATTCTTCTATTTGAAGATTATATTCTATCTTTAAATGGGTAAAGATAGAATCTGTTTTATTTATTTTTAATTGTACGTTTGAAAACCCATTGGTTATCAAACGCAAAATTTCGGTTTCTGTATTAGCAACCGGAATTTCAATAGTCTCCCATTCTGACTTGGAAAGCTTTCTTTGTTTAAGATCCATTATTGTTGTTCTATAATTATATTTATATTGTTTATTTAATTATAATGTTTAAAATCAATTTTATTTATAATAAAAATTGATTTTAAAAAAACATATAAATATATATGTATAATAATTATAACATGCCGAATTACACAATTCTATCCATTGAAGGAAATATCGGTTCCGGGAAATCAACTCTTTTGGAGAAATTAAGACTTCATTATACGGATAATTCAAGTGTAATATTTTTGAGGGAACCTGTCGACGAATGGGATAAAATTAAAGATTCAAATGGAGATACAATGCTCAGGAAGTTTTATGCAGACCAGGAAAAGTATTCGTTTGCATTTCAAATGATGGCATATATATCCCGACTTAAAATTCTAAGAGATACTGTCAAGGATATTTCTAATAATAAAGACAATAAACAATATACTATTATTACAGAGAGAAGCCTGTACACAGATAAACATGTGTTTGCGAAAATGCTCTATGACCAAAATAAGATTGAAGATGTTTGTTATCAAATCTATCTCCATTGGTTTGAAGAATTTGTTCACGATTTTCCCATTAATTATTCGGTTTATGTAAACACTGATCCAACTAATTGCTACGATAGAATTCATAAAAGAGCCAGAGAAGGGGAAGAATTAATCCCTTTGAATTATTTACAAGAATGTCACAATTACCACGAAGAATTTATTAATTGTAAAACTGCTATTAATTCAAAAAAATTGGTATTAAATGGCAATCTAGATATTTATAAGAACAAAATGGTTGTTTCAAATTGGATATCGCAAATTAATCATTTTATTGGGATTCAAAGTCCTATTCAAACTCAATGTAATTTAAGCATGTAATTTACACATAATCTATAATTTAAAATCTATAATAAGGGGCCAATGATCTGAATCCATTTTACCGCAATATTCTTTGTATCCATGATAAAAAGACACGTTTACTATTTTTTCGTCAATATTTGAAGTAACCAAAATATGATCAATCATAGAAAAATCGGCTTGAGTATTCGTTGCACAATTATTATCAGAATCCCACCAATCACTATATCTTTCCGCTTTATTTGCTCTGTATGCAATATTTGTCAATGAATATGTTCCTTTTTTTTGCCCATCCAAACCCTTCATTATAGATAATACTCTCGAGGTTGGCATATTTGAATTTACATCCATTATTTGTCCATCATAATCGTTCATATCTCCTAACAATATTATTTCATACTCATTTTCAATATACAAACTAACAATATTTTGTAAAACCTGAGCTTGGGCTTCTCGCTGAACACACCTAGATGGATCTGTTGGAATTGCCAATAAATGTGCTCCAATCATTGCTACTTTCATTCCTCCTAAATTAAATTCTGTAATATAATGTTTTGTTACTCCTGCTGTCCCGCTTGCAGTTGTTTCACCGCATTGTGTACCCACAATCGGGTATGACACTTTTTCTTCGCTACGATATAGATTTATCAACGGGTCAATCCGTGTTAGCATACCAACGTTTTGACCAGTCGCAGTATCTGTTCCTTGTTTTAAATATGTATTGTATGTAGAATCTAATTGCTCTTTTAACATATTTAGCTCGTCACATCCTTCCACCTCACACAGATTAATAATATCTGGATCTAAATATTTTATGGTATCTGCAACATATGACATATGGGATTGTGCTACTGAAGTATTACTCCAAGAACAACCACTACCAGGACAGTTCGCAGAAGAATAATAATCTATAAACAACCATTCTACATTATATTGAACCAGTCGCAAGGTTTGTTTATCTTTTCTTCTATCTTCGAATGAAGATATTATAGGACATTCACTATCACTTTTTACACTCGCAATAAAAGATGACGCAATAAAAGATGATGCAATAAAAGATGACGCAATAAAAGATGACGCAATAAAAGATGACGCAATAAAAGATGACGCAATAGATATCAAATATAAAAACTTCATTGTATACATTTTATAATTATTTTATAATTGAAATTATTATTATAATATTTTATTATTGTAATAATTGAAATTGTATAATGAAAAAACAAAGTATTAATAATTATATGCCAATTATAAAATCTATGTATACAAAAAATAACAGTTCATTGATATTCCCTATATGCAACCATGCGTTATATTTTGATGGATGTTGTAAAGGAAATCCAGGTCCGTCTGGAATTGGTGCAGTTATTTATAAAAATTGTAAGGAAGATAAGGTTGAAATTAATGTGTCCAGTAGATGTATTGGTAATAAAACAAATAACGAATCTGAATATATGGCGTTAATTATGGGTCTGGAAGACGCATTACGCTTAAATATAAGTGAATTATGTGTATGTGGTGATAGTTTGTTAGTTATTAACCAACTTAATGGAGTTTATAAGGTAAACAAACCTAATTTGATACCGTTATATGAAACAGCAATTCTGTTAAAACAACAATTTAAATATATAGATTTTACTCATATTTATCGTATTCATAATAAACGGGCGGACGAATTAGCAAATTTAGGATTAAATAGAATAGATGCGTATACGGAATATAAACCTGACAATGCTAACGAAAACGATATGTTTATACAAGAAATGAATGAAGATTGGGATGAAATAATTGGCGATGAAAAAATTGGCGATGAAAAAATTGGCGATGAAAAAATTGGCGATGAAAAGTCGTTCTTACCGTCAATTATAGAACCTAAATAACATTTGTGTTTCCATTCATCGTTATCGTCTAATAAAACCATGGAGGTTTTAATTTTCCAATAAACCAATATTAAGTATTTGACGTGGTTTGTATTTTAATAAATCTAATTCCATTTTGGTTGTTTGGAACAATTCCTTCCCGTAAATGTCTTGCAACATTAGCCATTCAAATAATCCTCCTGTATAAACAAATATATTACAAAATCCTAAAGTCAATAATTGTTGATATTTTTTTTGTATATTTTCATCGTTGCAATTTTTCCCATAAATAATAATACGAATATGTTTATTTTGGTTCATATATTTATTTATAATAACTTCTTCTTCTTCGGCAATAGTAGTGTTAATAATTAAACATTGTTGTTCAGTTGGTGACAATGTATTGATTATTAGATATATTTCGGCGTTTTTAATTACAGTTAACATGTCTTCGTAATTTATTTTTTTCATTGATTGAGTATTTCCCATATGTATATTTATATTTACAGTTACAATTTTTATTACATAACAACTTATAATTATTTATGTTAATTTAGAAAAATCGCCATTGTAATAATGATATCCCAAAAAACTTAGAAGTCCAACCATAACATCAACTAACAAATAAACCCAAGCTGTTTTATTTCCGTTAATCGCATTATATGCAAACAATAAATATAATAAACCATGAACTGGTCTTAGATCATTCCACCATATTTTGTCACCAAATACTTCGGCACCAGTTTGTCTAGAGTCCGTAAAATAAATATAAAAAAATCCCATAGCAGGAAGCAGTGCTAAATATCCACTGTATCGTAAATATATTGTATCTATATTTTTAGCTACATAGACAAATATAGACCTGGTTCCTATACAACCAATCAAAAATAATAAAAACCGTTTTTGTATTGTATTCATATATAGAATAAAGAAATATTATATTAGTTAAAAATATTATATTAGTTAAAAATATTATATTAGTTAAAAATATAATAAATATATGTTGTTTTACACCTTTTTACATTACAAACGCCGAAAGTTTATAACATCATCAACTTCATAAATTCGTTTAACATATCTATATAATTTGGTTGCATACTAAAATATAACACAATGAAATACCCACCAGACATGGTCTTTTGAAATTCACTCGTAAATTTTGGTAAGTATAATATAAATAAATATAAAGTTATTATATTAAATATGGTTTGTAATAAAATATAATATATATTATCTTTACCAAATACGTTAATAGTTCTAATTTTTTTTATAGTTATATCTGTAAAATGACCCAATATAAGAGAAGGAATTATATAAATCATTATTTTTAATGCGAATGAGAACAAATCATTACGAGAACGTCGTGTTCCAAAATCGGTAGATAGATCAATTATTTTAGATACTTTCATTTGTTTATATATACACTTTATACACTTTATACACTTTATACATTATTTTTGTATTGTATAAATTATAAATTATAAAGATTATAGATTATAGAATAAAGATTATAAAATAAGCATTTGAAATGTGAAAATGATGGTTTACAAAACTGGTTACGCCTTCATAATGAATTTAGAGTTATTGATGGATAAATCAATCAATATATCATATCAAATAAAAATATAAACATATAAAACAAATACGCGACGATTACATTAAGTTAACGGATCCAGACTATTGGAAATTGCACCCGGAGAGAAAAAGGTATCTAATTCGAACAAGTATTATTATTATATTATATGTAGTATGTAATGTTCATATCTATTGAATTTCCATTTTCATATAATATTTCATATTGTATATTTTTTCGCATAATTATAATGTATCTTCTAACATGGGGTAGTATTATTGGTATTATTTCAGTATTCATAATAGTAATTCTATTTATTTTGGCATTTATTATTGCTTCTTATTATTTTTCAACATACTTTACTTCTGTGTTGAGAGAAAATAGTGAGGGTTTTAATATAGATTATAATAAAAAAAGCAAACAAACACTTGAAAAATACGGAGATAATACTATTACAAAAGCATTTTTAGTTAAG